CAATTTCAAACGAGGCCACCACGTAGCCAAGGCGCCCTTGTTGTGGTCCGGTATCCCATTGGTTCGAGGCTGGGACAATTCCGGAAACATTCCCGCCTGTATCATTGTTGGCGTACCCTCGCCCAGGTTGATTCACGTCTACCTGGAAATCAACCATGACAAAATGAACATGGTTCAGTTCACCAAACACGCTATTCACCAATGCAACATGAAGTTTCCAGGCGCGGAGTGGCTCGACTGGGGCGATCCGGCCGGAGAAAACAAATTCAGTACCAGGGATGGTGGCTGGACGTCTAACGCACAGCTTATGCGTGATGAAGGCGTCGATGTCCAATCCTCCGAACAAAACCCATCAGCTCGCTACAATGCCGTCGATGACCAGCTCGCTATCATCGACGGTTTTTTAATAGATCCTTCCTGCGTTCGCCTAATTAACGGTTTTATGGGCGGATATCATTACAAGGAGGTCGGCAGCAACACCGGTATTTACATGGACACGCCGAATAAAAACCGCTTCTCCCATATCCACGACGCGCTCCAATACGCAATGGTCCGCCTCGTTTCAAATACCAAGCATAAACCCAAAAAAGGCAAGTGGAAACGCCGCAACCGAGGAGCAATGGCAGTATGAAATATCTCAATATTCAGAAATACCCCCTTTTAATCATTAGTATTTTCGTAGTTTTAGCCTTGCTTGTAATTCTGCCGGCCAGGGCATTGGCGCTCGAATACAAGATCGCCAATCAGATCACATTGACCTGGACGGCAACGGCGCCAGTCAACGCCGGCGAAAGCATCGAATACGCGATTTATATAGCGCCGGAAAGCGACAAGACGGCATTTACAAAGCTATGGCAAGGCCCTGAGCTCGAATATACCGCTACATTGTCAACTGAGGGCATTTTCCTATTTGGCATCGAAACTTACCGCCTGGTCGATGTCGGAGGCACCATAACCGCCGTGAGCAATAGCGCCATAGGCTGGAGCGACGATCCCGCCGTTAGTCCTACACCTTTCGGTGTACGGCACTACGCCCCTCCGCCTATGGCAACTGGGTTTATGCCAAAATGACCACAGATCATCTCATAGGCTGGCATGAAAACCAGAAAGTGATCGACAAATACATTTGTCGTAACTTGAAGCGCATCTATCGAGGAGAGATAGAAAATGGGACAAATCGCAGCAGAATTAGGCTACTGGGATCGGAAGCCAGCGATAGTTTTAAAGGCCTCAGTACCGCGGTCAGCCAACAAGGATAAGCGGTATCTGATACCGTTAGATCAAATTTGGCGCTATTCAGAGGAACATTATGAGCCCTTCGACGCCTCGGCTCCGCCGACCTTCGAGGGGTTTATGATGGCTAAATGCCTGGACCTTTACGAGCTGTTTGACCTTGGCACGCCCAGCAGCCGGCAGCTGGGTGAAACCGCCTGGCTGATACAGGACAGTATCGACCAACTGTTAAAGATGCCTCCGGAGCAGCAACCAGAACGCAAGCCGGTAGGCGAGGCCAAGATGATCATTGACGGTAACCAGGTAGAGGCCGAAGTCAAAATATGAAGTTGGAACGAGGCGATATCTTTTGCAGCCGCAACCCTATGATGCTGGGTAAGGCTATCAACCTGGTTCAAAAGTGGATCAGCGTAGATGGCAAATCTAAATATTCTCACTCTGGCCTGATCACCGATCCGGCCGGTATCACCTTCGAGGCGCTCTGGACCAACAAGAAGCAGAACCTTTACAGCGCCTACAAGGGGCAGCAAGTTTTAATTGGCAGGCATAACCATATGACCGGAGAGCTGTTCTGGAAAGCCTGGAGAGCGATCAAGCACCATGAGGGCAAATGGTATGCCGGTCACAGACTATTTTTCTTTCTTCTTTGTCCGCCCCTGGCTAAGTTTATCAACCTTGGCCCTGGGGTTTGCTCGGAGCTAACCGCTAAACACTGGTATCGAGCTGGGTTAATTGATTTTTGGTCAGGTGTATACCCCGACTTTCTGGCCGACATGATCCATAACTGGAAAGATATCCAAGTTATTTATGAGGGCAGACTATGAGTTTCGAAAATGTTGAAATACATCGTTTCGACGATCGGGTACATCTTGGCATTACCGAGGAGGAAGAACTCGAAGACTTGAAGCTCCCAGGAGCCAAGCGCGATAAATACCTCGATGGTCCGGAGGTCATGAAAGACCTACGGCGCTTAACCAACTGGTGGTATCGTGAACGGCAGCTGCAGGCCGAGCCTCGAACCGAGCAAATGACCGATCATAAATTTTATGACGGTAAACAGTGGGATGATGACGACGAGGCCGAGCTCAAAGAGCGCGGTCAAAAGGCCCTGGTCTTCAATCAGATCAAGCCCGCTTGTGACTGGGTATTAGGCACCGAAAAGCGAACCAGGATAGATTATAAGATTCTGCCTCGCAAAAAGGAACATGGCCCCAGCGCCGAGGTCAAAACCAAGGGCATGAAATACCTCTCGGATGTCAACAAGGAGGCTTTCAACCGCTCCAGGGCTTTCGAGGACAGTTCAAAATGTGGTGTAGGCTGGTTAGAATACGGTGTTAGGAATGATGAATCCGACGAGCGCATTTTCAGCCGCTTCGAGGATTGGCGCAACATTTGGTATGATTCGCTCTCAACTGAGCTGGATATGTCAGATGCCCGCTATTTGTTTCGCTCAAAATTCGTTGATCTGGATGTCGCCTGCGCCATGTTTCCCAAGCGCTCGCATGTCGTAAGAGCCGCGGCAATCAACGATCATACCTATCACGATGAGGAAATGACCGGCCTCGATATAACCCCTGTTGAAGGCGAACAGGGTTTTTTATTGGATCAGTGGCACGGAATTGACACGCCGTATTTCAGAAACCGAGTACGCCTGGTAGAGGCCTGGTATCGCCTCCCGATGAGAGCCAAGATTATGAAAGGGCCGGAGCTCGGAAGCCTAAACGGTATCCGCTTCGATAAAGCTTCGCCTGATCATAAATACCTGGTCGACAACAACTATGCCAGCCTCTATGACGCTATCCGGATGCAAGTCTATGTCATGATGTTTTGCTCCACCGGCGCCCTGGACAAACAGGAAAGCCCGTATAATCACAACCGCTTTCCATTTGTCCCAATATTTTGCTACCGCAAAAAGACCGATAACACCCCTTATGGCCTGATCAGGCAGCTGCGCGATCCCCAGGAGGATTTGAACAAACGGCGATCAAAGGCCCTTTTCATCCTGCAGACTAACCAGACCATCGCCGATGATGACGCTACCGACGATTGGGATGATTTCAAGTCAGAGCTCGATCGACCGGACGGCCTCATTCGCAAGAAAAGAGGATCCGAGGTTCATATCAACAAGGAAACCCGCCTGGTCGAAGAACACGTCATGCTCATGGGTCAAGATGCCGAATACATCGAAAGGACCGCCGGAGTTAATGACGAAATGATGGGGCGGCAAACCAACGCGGTATCAGGCAAGGCCATCAGCCAACGTTACGAGATGGGAACCGTCATAACGGCCTCGATGTTTGATAACCTTCGCCTGGCTTTCCAGCTTGCCGGCGAGATCAAGCTTTCTCTCATGGAACAATTCTGGACCGATGAGAAGGAAATCAGAATAACAGGCAAAAAAGGCCAGCCTGAATTTGTGGAGCTCAACGCCAAGGATCCGGAAACCGGCGAGACTCTCAACGATATCACGGCCACCAAGGCGGATTTTGCCGTCGACGAGCAGGCCCATAGCGCGACTGTACGCCAGGCCATGTTTGATGCCATGATGGAGCTGACACAAAAGATCCCGCCTGAAGTTACCCTCCAGATCCTGGACCTGGTCGTAGACCTTTCAGACATCCCCAGCAAGGACGCCTTTGTCGAACGTATCCGCAAGCTCAACGGTGAGAAAGATCCTTTCCGCGATCCGGAAGATCCCGAAGTTATCGCCGAGCAAGAAGCCGAGGCGGCCGCCCAACAGCGAGCCGCGGACGTTCAGAAGTTCTTAGAAGACCTGATGGTCGAAAACGAGCGCTGGAAAGCTGAGAAGCTGAAAGCCGAAACCCTGGCAATCGAGGAAAAGACGGCTCCGGAAGTCGATAAGCTGGAAGCCGAAGCCGACGCCCTGGACGCCAAGGCCCGCCGCGACGATGCCGTAGCAGAGACAGACGCGGAGGATAAAGAGGTTAAAAACGAGATCGCCCGGGCTAAGGTCCTGGCCGATATCGAGAAGGCAGACAAGGACCGAGAATCTAACCGTCAACAAATGGAAACACAGAGGGAGGCTAACAATGCCACTGGGACTACTAAAAAAGGCAACGGACCTGTTAAGAGGAAGAAAGCCGATGTCAAACAAAAGAAAAAAGCTTAAAAAGAAAAAGACCCATTACCGCAACCCCTCCGGCGTCTCAGAAGAAAGCGTCGCCGGTAAAATGAGAGCTCGCAACAAGAAAACACAATCCATGCTCGATGAGCTGGACTAAACCGTTAACCCTTAGCCTTATACAGGAGTGTACCCGATGGGCGATAGTATTCAAATTTCAGATAAAGGCGAAACTAAAGTCGCCTTTAACGAGGAGTTCGATGATGTCGATCTGCTTTCACCCGAGGAGAAAGCAGCCTTAGAGGAGGATGTCGACCTGGACGGCCCCGCAGCCGAAACAAAAGAGTCTGATTCCCATACCAGGGAGGCAGACCGTCAAAAGGCCGAGGATGAGGCCAAGGCTGCAGCCGACAAAGCGGAGGCCGAAGCGAAGGCCAAAGCTGATGAGGACGCCAAAAAGGCCAAAGCCGATGAGGACGCCAAGGCCCTGGCTGATGCTGAAAAGGAAAAAGAAGCTGCAGCCACCGACAAAACTGACGATGGCAAAATCAAGGAGGTTCAAGAGGAGCCCGCGAAGATTGTTCCTGATATGGCGCCTCCAACAGTTTTGCAAGGTTTGAGCGAGGAGCAACTCAAAACGGTTCGAGATGGCCTCGAAAAAGCCAAAAAGGACTTTTCAGAAGGCGTCATCGATTATGACGAGTACCTGGATGCCCGCGACGGCTTCAACCAGCAGATATGGCAACACAACCTTGCCCAACAGGTGAGCGCTGAAAGCGTGGATACCCGCTGGGAGTGGGAGCAAGAAACCTTTTTAACCGATGATGCCAACGCCTGGATAAATGATGATGAAATCGTTTATAGGGCATTTGCCACCACGGTCAACGCCTATCTGGAAGATGATGATATGTCCGTGCTTCCTGGACCGGAGATCCTATCACGCGCAAGGGAGGAAGTCGCTAAACGCTTCTCCCCTGCCAGCCAACAAGAACGCCTAACCAAAGAGGAGGAAGATAAAAAAAATGAGGCCCTCGAAAACGCGAAAAAGGCGGAAGCTAATAAGCAATCGCCTGAAACGCTTGGAGGAAAGCCAGCAGCCGAAATAGACGAGGGAGTCGGTGAATTCGACTGGCTTGATAAACTGGATGGTGAAGCCTATGAAAAGGCTGTAAGCAACCTAACCGAAGCGCAAATGAAACGATACGAGGCCTCAGGATGATAGAAGAAAACCAGCTTATTTTAACAGTCGGTTTGCCTTATTCCGGTAAAACCTCCGTGGCAAAGTCTTTTAATTGCCCTATCGTATGCCCTGATGAGATCAGACGCGCTTTGCATGGCGAGCGATACATCCAGGCAGCCGAGCCCATGGTATGGGTGATAGCGCAAATTATGGTTAGAGCCCTTTTCCTGGCTGGACATAGCAAGGTTGTCTTAGACGCTACAAACAGCACGGCCAAACGGCGCGACGAGTGGAAAGATGATATGTGGCAACGTCGCTATGTGGTTTGTGACGTGACAAAGGTTGCCTGCATGGCCCGGGCAGAGCAAAACGATGATTCTTACATATTGCCTATTATTGAGCGCATGGCCGGCCAGCTGGAGTATGCCGGCATCCTTTATGGTCAAGAATCCAATGTCAATTACGAGAATCCTTTAATGGAGGAACACATTAAGAAACCGGCAGGCACGAAAGATGATCCCCAAATATTTCATTCAGGCACCGCAGCAGATGACGTTTAATGGCATTTTTAACGGATCTGTCGGATACCGAGGAGCTCACCCTCGTATGTGAAAATGAAAATTGCAGCCTCGCAAAGCTGACAATCCGTATTCGCGTGACGAAAAAGTCGAACTCCAAGGTCCGGATATCCATTGACGCCGACCGCGATGTCAGAATTGACAAACTTCAAGGAGGTAGACCCGATGCAGGAAAAAGACAAAGACCAAAACTCGAACGAAACCGCCGCAAAGATGATTAAGCCCCCACGCCCAGACGAGTACGGATGCTTTCCGCCTTACCAGGACATGGACTTAGAATTAGCGGCAAAATCGCTCGAATTCGCAGCAGAGATTTTAAGGCGACACGCCTGTTATCAGCCGCCTTATTACAAGAAATACGGTACCGAGCCGCCCCCTGAGTTTCACGAAACACAAGTGGACGTAGGCGAGGAGTCCGAGCAAACCATAGGCGGACGACGCATGGCGCAATTCAGGGATGCTAAAAAATAGCATGATATGATCTACAAGTCTCGACATTGTCGAGCGCATGTCGACTTTGTCGACGTTGTACCCCCGTTGGATCAATAATATCCAACCAGTTCAATAATAGCTGGGTTTGGGGATTTGTGGCCAGGATGGCCCCAGGCAAAAGCAATTAAACAACTGTAACTTAAACAACGAGTTAGGGAGGTACTACCTATGGCACGTACAATCGTTGGCCTTAATGACCCCAAGGCCGTCAAAAAATATTCCGCCTTTATGGCGGTTGATGTCGCAAAAAAGAGCTACTGGAGCAAGAAGTTTATGGGCGAGGGTGAAGAAAGCTCGATGCCGATCCAGCAGCTGACCGACCTGGAAACCGATGCCGGTGAATACATCAGCTTCGACCTGTCTATGCAGCTCAGAATGCAGCCCGTTGAGGGTGACGATGTCCTCGAAAACAAAGAGGAAGATCTGAAATTCTACACGGACGGCATTTACATAGACCAGATGAGAGGCGGCGTGAACGCTGGTGGCCGTATGACCAGGAAACGCACCATTCACAGCCTGCGTAAAACTGCGCGGCGTCGGTCCTCGGACTGGTGGCAGCGAGCTTTTGATGAGCTCATCTTCATGTACGCTGCAGGCGCCCGCGGTATCAATGCGGATTTCATCTATCCGACCTCATATACCGGATTTGCCAACAACCCGTTTACCGCTCCGGATGCCGAACATATTGCTTATGCTGGCGCAGCCACGCAGAAAAGCGAGATCCTCGACGATGGTAACTTCATCATGACCTTATCCGAGATCGACAAAGCCGTCGCGGTTGCGGCCATGATGGGCGGCGGATCGGGCGGAGGCGCGGCCGGTACGGATGGCAACACCCAAACCCCGAAGATTCAGCCGATTATGATCAATGGCGAGCGTCATTTCGTCTTTTTGATGAATCCCTGGCAGGTCTTCGATGTCCGGACCAATTCGGCCGCCGGTCAATGGCTGGATATCCAGAAAGCCGCTGCAGGCGCCGAAGGTCGTAAAAGTCCGATCTTCAAGGGTACCCTGGGCATGTATAACAATGTCGTTTTGCATGAGCATGAATCCATAATCCGATTCAATGATTATGGTGCAGGCGCCGTAGAGGCGGCCCGCGCTCTGTTCTTGGGCGAGCAAGCCATGGTCCTGGCCTTCGGTACGGCTGGAACTGGCCTGCGCTTCTCCTGGCATGAGGAAAGCCGCGACAACGGCAACCAGGCAATCATTTCGACGTCCAGTATCTTCGCCGTTAAGAAAGTGACCTTTAACGGCAAAGATTTCGGCATGTACGTGGTAGATTCCGCGGCCAAGTCTCCAGCTTAATTCCCTGGTGGACCGCAGCGCTATTTATGACGATAACCATCAAACCAACCTTTTTTTGAGGAGGTATCATCATGGCATTACTTTGGAGTAAGCAAGCGTTAGCCACTAACCCCGTACCTGGAATTCACAGCGCGGGCGAAGTGCATGTCGTAGAGGGCAAGTATGATCTGGCCGCGGCCCTGGCCGATGAGGACGTCGTAGCATTGACGAGAATTCCGCCCGGGTGCATCCCGATTGACGCTCGGCTGGAACTCGATGAACTCGACACCGGCGCGGACGCCATTGTCGTTGACCTGGCTCTGATGGAGCAGGGAGCCGTTGCGGCTCTGGCAAATTCCGAGCTGATCAAGGATTCTACCCTCGGCCAGGCCGGAGGCGTCGCTCGAATGGATCAACTCGACGCAGCCCGCCGAGCCGTGCTGGAGGTATCCGTCGAAAAGGAGCGCTATGTCGTTTTGCATGTGACCACCGCTCCAGGCACCGGCGCCACGTCCGGACGTATCAAGGCCTCTGTTCTTTTCAGGGGCAAAGAGTATGACGAGTAAAGTTTAACGCCTTGCCTGTGGGAACTTTTGTCTTAACGATCTGAAACCGAGTCGGGCGGCATAGGTGAGTTTATTCATTGCGTTCCCATGTG